AGCAATCGTCGTCGTGATCCTCCGAGATGGAGAGTATGCAAGGGGTTCCGTTGACGTTGAATTGTGTTTCTTTATCTTTCATGCTTAAAGAATAGCACAGGGCTGCAAAAACGCAAGGGATTTTTTTGCGATTAAAAAAAATTTATTTTTCGCTTGACACGCAGGTTGGCATGGCATCTGCGTAGCATGTTGCGTAAGTGCTTGATTTTCAACGACTTACGCCGCGCGGCGGGGCGTGTCGTCGTAAGTGCTTGATATTCAAGGAGTTACGCAACATGTAATCGGGGCAAAGTTAAACGAGCGTTTGAAACGCTCGTTTGAAACGTGTGTTTGAATTAGCAGGGCGCGCCGCCGTAGCATGGCGCATCCTCGTTTGCGAGTATCCAGCAAGCGTGAGCGTAAAGCCCTTCGTTCGCTTCGAATTCTTCTTGCGAGACTTCGTCTCCGTCTCTCCACATGGCAAAGCCAGCGAGTTGCAACTTGTCGGCATGGTCAAAGCCGAATTCCGTGCAGAGGTAGTATTCACAGCCTTGGTAGGTGAAGTATTTTTCGTATGTGTTCATATATTTAATTTATCAGAGGTTGAGTGATTGTCAAGGGATTTTTTTACCAATCCTGACGAACGAAGTTTCTTTCGTTCTTACCGAAGGCTTCGACCTCGGTAGTGTTTTCGTTGACCATCCAAGCGACGACTTGGATGGGTTCGTTGTTAGCGTCAACGAACGAGTAGTTGCCACTACGAACGTCAGAGCCGTAAGGCGCATCGTAACGGAAGGTTTCAACGCTACGAACGAACGTCACGTTTTGGTAGTGGAACCTACCCATGCGGGACAGGTAGTCCAAGCGGTAGATGTTTCCTTTAGTCAGTGTGTTTATGTCTTTCATGTATACAAGATACCACAGATCACCGAAAACACAAGGGATTTTTTTACGATTATGCAAATTATTTTTGTTGATGATTTTTCAAACGTGCGTTTTATTTCATGAGTTGGCACGCCGCTTGCGTAGCATGTTGCGTAAAGCGTTGATATTCAACGACTTACGCCGCGCGGCGGGGTGCGGCCGCGTAAGTGCTTGATGTTCAACAGCTTAACCTATGATCGTGAAATTCGTTTCGTGATGATCAGTAAGCGCCTCATACTCAACGGCTTAACCTATGATCGTGAAATCTATTTCATGATGATCAGTAAGCGCTTGGTATTCAACGACTTACGCGCGCGCGCCCCACGCGTATGCGTAAGTGCTTGATACTAAACACCTTACGACATTAACGCTAAATTCCGCCGAGCGACGAACGTGGTTTTATTGAATTCCTTAAATTCCGCCGAGCGACGAACGTGGTTTTATCTATACTACGTAAAGCGTTGGTATTCAACGACTTACGCCAAACGGCGGGGCGCGCCGCCGTAAGTGCTTGATATTCAACGACTTATGACGTATTTTCGAAGAATTGCCTTATGTAAGTGCTTGATACTCAAGGGGTTACAAGACATCGTTCGTGGTGCTTAAGGCGTTGGCTTAGCCCGAAGGTGAGAATCATCTATCACACTAGGCAAGCAAAAAGCGCATAGTGATACACTATACGCAGTTGTGTGTTAATTACCTTACCAACCTGCCATCCCAGGATCAATTTCGTTTAGGATGACGCTATCAATTTTCTTTTGCAGATCCTCATCACTGATTATCGAGTCCAGAGACACGGGATGCAGTATCGAGGACGCTTTGAAGTCTACGACCTCAGTATCAGTATCGTTGTTAAACAGATTGAGCGTTACCATTTCGAAGTTCATGTCGCTGTCAACATAAAACTCCGCGTCGATGCTGTAATTGGTTTCGTTGAAGGTGAATGAGGTATTTATATCTTTCATGCTTTTAATTTATCAGAGTTGTGGTGAAAGTCAAGGGATTTTTTCGATTATTTTTGCAGTGCATCGTATGCACGGCGACCAGCCTTGTAGGCTGACCAACGCTTGCGACGATTCGCCCAAAGGGCTTGTGTGCGCTCGATGCGCTTTGCTTCCATCTGTTGTGATGTTTCTTTGACTGTTTCGTTTTTATCTTTCATATCTATAAGGTATCAGAGTTGTGGAAAAATGCAAGGATTTTTTACGATTAGCGTAACTTTTTTTTGTTGACGTTCCACAGGTCGCTCATCGGGACGCGATGGCATTTGAATTCCAGCGTTCCCTTGCTGGAGGTGACGCGGTAGATTCGCACGTTCACGCCTGCAAACACGGGTGCGCCCAACTGACCGATTTCTTTCGAGGTGTATCTGTTCTTAATCATGTGAAAAGAATACCACAGCCTACGGAAAACACCAGAAAAATCTTTGCGGTTCTGCAAAGTATTTTTGTTGATGATACCCCCCCACTTTTTGAAAAAAAGCGAACGCTCGTTTGAATTTTAGTGTGCGGGGGGGACCGTTTTCAATCTCCTCATTTTTTCTATTAATTCATTTAATTTAACCTATTACTCTTATTACTAGTACTATTCTATATAAAAATATACATATTATTAATCTATATATATTCCTATACATACATATAGAAACGGCTATATTTATATATATATCCCCCCTACCCTTTTCTAAAACCGTACAGGGAAAACACCCTAATAATAAAATAACAAATCTAAAAAATCCGCGGGGTATTTTGTTTTTATAGATTTTAATTTAATTAGTGGGTGACAACATCGTAACTTGACTTAATCCGTATATTATTGTAATATACGGGTGAAAGGAGGTGAAAGTATGAAAGATTTCTTAAAATTTACTAAAGTAGAGTTAATCCTATTTTTTATAATTTGTAGTCAGGCGTTTATTGCTCTGGCGAACTACGATCAAATATTTAAAATGTGGGGCAAGGTTATTCAGTAGACTAAATCGAAATGTGTCGCAATATTTTTAGACACGTTTGGATTTAATCCATTTAGAGCGAAGCCCCCTTATAAAATAGGGGGTTTCCTCTTTAAAGAGGGGGGTTTTGATTAATCACTTGTAGTATCTGGATATAAGTCCACGTAATGTTCGTGGCAAAGGTAGCGACAGGTTCCGTCACCAAAGCGATCAACTTCTGTGGCGCGTTTACCGCACGTGAGTAGTGCGCTAGCACTATCATTCACTGGGACGTACAACTCGCAAGTTTTGGGCATCATAAATTCCATACTAATAATACGGAATAATACTGAAATTGTATAAAAATAAATTAATTATCGATTTCTGGTGTAATTAGATCATATGCCTATTATGAACATAGGAAAAGTAGAACAGGAGGGAAATAACTCTCCTTTAAATGTTAATGTTGTTAATCCTACCGTACCAATTGTAAATCAATTCGAACCCGCCGCTATTGACGCCTTTGGCCGCCAAAGAATGTCAACACCATTTACCCTTGCAGATTATTCCCATGTTTATGGAGAAGAGACGGAATTATTATCAAAAACCAGTGGAACAAGTTCAGCGGTGACTTTTGATATTGCAAAAGCCAAATCCATTCTAACAGTAGGAACTGGCGCAAATGATTTTACAATTCACCAAAGTCGCATGTATCACCACTACATGCCAGGAAAAAGTCAAATGACCTTACAAAGTTTTAATTTTACAGGGTCTAGAATTGGTACAAATAAACGTATCGGCCTATTTGATGATAACAATGGAATATTTTTCTTACAAAGCGGTGACGGCACAAAGGCAATAGTTTTAAGAAGTAATGTTTCTGGATCTGTATACGATGAAACCGTAACGCAAAACAATTGGAATATTGACAAATTGGATGGCACTGGCCCATCACTTTTTAATTTAGATATTACAAAAACACAATTATTTACAGCTGATTTTCAATGGCTGGGAGTAGGAAGAGTCAGGGCAGGATTTGTTCATGATGGTGACATTATAATTGCCAATGAATTTTATAATAGTAATAATAAGCCTAGTGTTTATTGGAGCAATCCAAACCTACCAGTACGTTGTGAAATTAGAAATTATAGTGGCACAGTTGGCACAGATACAATGGATCAAATTTGCGCTACAGTAATCAGTGAGGGTGGCTATAGCGAAGCTGGCGTAGATTTTGCGGCAGTGAACAATACTAGTAGAAGTGTTGCTACAACGAGTAAACTTCCATTAATAGCTATATCTTTAAAAACTGGATATTATGGTAAACCAAACCGAAGTGTTGTTCGTGCAAATGCTCTAAATGTTTATACAGCAGATAACGCCATAAGTTATGAATTCTGGCGTCTTCCGAGTACTGGTTCAATAAGTGGCGGCACTTGGACAAGTGCAAATAATGACAGTGTTGTTCAGTATAATGAAGGCGCCACATCAGTTAATTTTACCAGTGGAACATTAATAAATGTAGGATTTATTATTGCTGGTGGACAGGGCGCTGGACAGTTTAGTTCGAGTAACCAAACCACTTCCATCTCAAGTGCAAAGCGCGGATACATCAGCCAAAACATAGACAGCACAGACAGTAATGTCTTTGTTATTGTTGCGACTGGAATCGGCGCTGGAAGTAGCAATACCCGCGCAAATATCCAGTGGCGCGAAACTAGATAATATAGATTTTAATATAATAGTGTAATACTATATATTGTATGAATGTTGTTACTGGTAATAATACAAGTTTAATTTTTGCGTCTGGGTCGAATGACACGGCCATATTCCGCCCTACATTTTGGCCCACAGACATTCCAGATTTAGTGTCTTGGTATACAGTTGATTATGGCGTTTATAATAGTATAGACGCACCAGCCACAGAAAATCAAAATGTTTATCTTTGGAAAGACAAGAGCGTAGATGGGCCAGATGCCTATTCTTCTTCTAGTACTATTGCATATCAACCTACTTTTTCTGGTGGGGCCATTTCATTCGAGACTGATTTATTAACTGGAACTAATCCGTCACCACTAAATACTCCTATAAATTACTATGTGGCTAGCAAAACTATTCTTAGTGGATTGAGTACATATAATTATATTATCAAACAGGGAACAAATACTTCGCTTGCTAATATAAGGCATTCATTTATAGCAGATGCTACGGGCCGTCTTGGAGCAAGAAATAATAGTACCATATTAACCACTGGAGCCATAATGCAAGCTGGTAAAAATGTAATTGCATGTATTCTTAGTGCTTCAGATGTCGCCACCATCAGGCGGGGTAACTATTCAGAAAATATCGCTGGACTTGGTTCTAGCAGCAATAGTGTAGCACAATTTGTAATTGGATCTCTTAGTTCGGCAGCACCTAACTCATCCATTCTTGGCTCTATATATGAAATACTAGTATATACAGGCACGGCTCATACAGTCGATCAACAAAATACTGTAATAAATTACATGTCCGAAAAATGGGGGATAACACTATAATGCATAAATTTTATAAATCAAGTCCAGCAACATATAGTCAAATTCAAATTAATATTGACGCCACTTTATATGATAAATACATAGCGGCTGGAAAATGTTCGAACATATTGCCGCCATTTTCACAAGATCTAGTAATGCCAGATGGAATGGTATATTTAGTAATTCCAGAATTTATTTATATAGAGGAGGGCATTCAAACTTATATAAATGAATTAATAGAAATTACGCAGCAACAGTATAATCAAAATACATCACCACTTTAATTAGGGTAGTTTTTTATTTACTAAATGTAATTATATATATGGGATCAAGTCCTATACACAATAAAGTGTGCGCGCTTTGCGGTCATAAGTTATCACTTGATAAATTTGCCTACGATTTGCACGGAGAAGCTGGATTTTCTATGTATTGTAAACTGTGCGATAAAAGAATCGCGCGCGAAAAGCGTAAAGCTCAAAAAAAACATAGTACATAAATTAAAAAGTGTCTAGACTCTGAAAAGTGTAATTAATAGTAGTGTTAATTGTTCTCTAACATGAAAAAAAAACTTGAAAAAACCCGCGACGTTTCTCCATACGCTGAGAAGAAAAAAACAAAAGTAACCATAGACCTAAGTATCCGTGAGCTACCTTGGACTGATAGACAAAAAGAGTTTATTAGCCTTGCTTTGAATAAAGATACCAAAGTTGTAATTGTAAAAGGTGTTGCTGGAACGGCCAAAACTATTTTGGCAGTTTATAGCGCCCTACGCCTCATGAAAGATAAAAAAGCCAGTGAAATATACTATAGCCGTGTTCCAGTAGAATCTTCTGTACACGGTATCGGTTACATTAAGGGCACATCTGAAGAAAAAATGTCTCCATACACCCAACCGTTGGTAGATAAATTAAATGAACTTCTTCCAATCCCACACGTTAAGTCTTTGATGCTAGAAGAAAGGATTATTGGCATTCCATTAGGCTTTTTGCGCGGCCTAAACATCTCTAATGCCACATTTATTATGGATGAGGCACAGAATTGCCGCGTGGAAGACTTTTTATTGGTTATGACTCGTATGGCTACGTTTTCTACGCTGTTTATTTGCGGAGACGCTCAACAATCTGACATTAAACAGAGCGGGTTTTGTAAAGTTTATGATTTATTTGATAATGAAGACTCAAAAAATCGTGGAATTCATACTTTTGAATTCGGTAAAGAAGATATTGTAAGATCTGAAATATTGTCCTATATAATTGAACAATTTGAGAATATAAAAAATAATTAACTGTAAATTTCTAGAATGTCATCGGGCATATCTAAATAATCTTTTACGTTATCTAATAATTTAGTAGGGCAAATCTTTTGTATCTTACGATATTTTCTGTTGTCGTCTGGCCATGTATTATAATTATATAAATAAGCATATTTATACAATATGCTATTGGCATTTTGCGCGTACTCTTTATAATCAAATAAATTATTATTTTTAATAATTTTATACGAACGTTTTTCGCAGTCCAACTCTAGGGTCATTAATGCCAATAATTCTTTTTTATATTTGTCTGGTTTTAATAGTATTTGATTATATGTAATATCATAATCACAATATTTATTCCATACTCTAGTATCATCGCGCCACTGTAAAAAATGTGCATATTCATGAATAAGAACTCCAAACCATTCGTGATCTTTTAACCCACCTTTCGCTACTTTAATAATAGGATTGTCATTAGTGTCCATATAAAAAAGCCCAGAACATTTACTTTTACCACCACAGTAGCGCCCTTTAATAAATACAATTTTTCCATCTAAATCTTTTAGATCCTCTTCAATGATTTTTAGGATCTCGGATTTAATAAGCGACATCAGTAGTAATTTACACTGTAAAGTTATAAAAGAGTTAATCAAAAGAGATTTTTGAATTTCTTGTGTAAATCAGTAATAATAAGTGTATGAAATATTTTTGTTCCAAATGCGGAAAGACCACTGCATATAATTTAGACTTACCAAGGTTTTGTTCAGCCTGTGGACAATCTTTTGCTAGTATTCACGATAAACCCATTCAAACTACTATATATAAAAATGAATTAAAATTCAAAGAAAATAAACATCAACAAGAAAAATATATCGAAGCAAACGAGGTCGCGCCTAATATAAATTTTAAAAATATAAAACCAGCTTTTACAGTTGATCTATATAAACCATCCAATGAAACGTTTGGATCATTAATAGACAACCCATCTAAACCAGTAGAAAATAATAATACACAATTTGATAATGTAAATAGATCACATGATGAAATACTAGCAGAATTTAAAAGAGAAGCTGGGTCTTTAAGGTCTAACGAATAATATATGCCCCAAAATAAAAAGGTTATTCGCCCGAGTTTTGAAGATTCAATTGATATTATAGACTCAGAAATTAGAAAGCGAAAACATCGCTGGCATTTGACTGCTATCGCATGGATGGATTTTGAAGACATCTCTCAAAGATTAAGAATACATATATATAAAAAGTGGGAAAAATGGGATCCAGATCGTCCATTACGCCCTTGGCTAAACCAAGTCATTAATCATCAAATGACTAATATGCTTAGAAATCACTATTCTAATTTTTCAAGACCATGTTTGAAATGTCCATTTAATACTGGAGACTATGGGTGCTCTATACATGGAACTCAAAATAATAGCTGTAAAGATTATAAAAAATGGGAGAAGAGTAAAAAGTCTGCTTATGACGTAAAATTTCCATTAAGTATTCATAGCCCAAATCATGACAATCCAGAAACAACGCTAGAGAGCGTTTTACATGATACTGAAAATTCTATTAATATAGAGAATGTACTACCAGCATTTCACGAGATTATGAAAAAAAATTTAAGTAATATAGAATGGAGGGTCTATGATTATATGTTTCTACAGCATTTTGATGACGCTGATGTAGCAAAAAAAATGGGATATAAATTAAGTTTAAAAGAGGGGCGCCCAGCTTATAGACAAATTAGTAAAATTAAATCGAGGATTTTACAAAAAGCGCGGGAATTAGTCAAGGAGATATTATGAGCGATTTAACAGTAGATCAGGGGGTCAGGGTAAAAGAAATTTTAAAGAAAAATCCTGAAGCAAGTATATCCGAAATAACTGTTTATGCATATGACGATCCAACAATGGATAGTCGTAGCAAAGAGGGGCGTTCTGTAAAAAAGTTCTTATTAGATAATAAGATAGAATATAAAAATCGTTCGGTATTTACTCGTGATCGTATTGAATTAACAAAAGAGCATCAAGAGTTTATCGAAAATAATTATAAAAATCAGCACTACTTAGATATGGCAAAGATCTTATTTAAAAATAATGATTTAACCCATTTAAATTTAGAGGCGCGCGAGGTTAATAAATATGTAGAAAAGATTCAGAAAAAAGATCCAACACATTTAGAAATGAATACTTATGTGCCAAAAGAACGTCATAATCCATTAGGTGAGTATTTCCCACCGCGCAGATCTGATCAAACTTTATATAGAATTAATAGGTATTTAAATATAGGATGGGAATTAGACAAATTAAAGGCCGTACAAATAAAACAAGTCGATACTTTGCAAAGGTATTTAAATACTTTTAGTTTTTGTTATCAAATCAATACTTATAGGCGAGATGATGACAGAAAATTATTTGAAGATGCCTTTATTCGTTATACTTATGATAAAGATGACTTGACTCAAGAAGAGTTGGATCAATTTATTGTATTATGTACAGAAGTTGTTACAGCCTCTACTATTCTTCAACAAGTAGAGGACTTACGTCAAACATTAAGGCAAGCTAGCGAAGAGGAGGAGGGGCGTAATATTAAAATGCAACTTAACGAGGCTATCAGTAACTTACAAACTGAGTACAATCAGTGCCGTGGGCGTCAGAATAAACTATATAAATCCCTTGTAGACGATAGATCTAAAAAGATACAAGAACGTAAACAAGAGAACGCAAGTATTTTAAATTTAGTTCAGGCGTGGAAGGATGAGGAGCGTCGGAAAAGTATTATCCATCTTGCCGAGGCTCAAAAGCAAAATCTTGAAGGGGAAGCTCGACGTTTATCTTCTATGGATGAATTAAAGGCAGTAATTCGAGGAATTGATATAGATGAAATGGTTCATAGCTAATATAATTATATATGGATAAGAATACAATGTATTTAAAATGTAAGGTTTGCGGAAACGAGTTTAGCTCCTTTGCAGATCTAAAAGACCATTTAAAAAATTATCATAAAGTATCTGCCAAAACTTATTTTGAATCTAATTGGAGGCGTATTGACCGTTTCAATGGTGAAAAATTAGAATACAAAACATTTGATCAGTATATAACTTGCGATTTTAAAGATAAAAAGAATTATAAAAGCTGGTTAAAGACTTTATCTAAAGAGGAATGTGGGGATTATTTTAAACATAAATTATCGCAGTATTGTGATTTTAAATATTTAGAATATGTCCCTTCCCAAGTCGAATGCCAAACAATTAGTTGTTTAATTCCTGCTAGTAGTATGGAGGGATTCTCTGGACTCAGTTATAATGATATATGCGAATCAATAAATTTAAAAACAAGGTTTGATTATAAAAATAAAGAGATCACTTTAACGCCCATCGATCAAATTATTATAGATACCCGCGAACAAAAACCATTTAAGTTCAAAGATAGGGTTATTATCGAATCCAAATTAGAATATGGGGATTACTCTGTACACCCAAATAATAAATTAGCTGTAGAGCGAAAAAGTCTTATAGATCTTTTTGGTACGCTAAGCGGAGGGCGAGAAAGGTTTGAAAAAGAAATCCAACGTGCTAAAAAAAATAATGGTTATATTGTTGTTATGGTAGAGTCTACTCTAAATAATATGATGTATCAGAAACAAAAGTTTTCTAGGGCTTCTGGAGATTTTATTGCTCATAATATGCGCCAAATTTTAAGAAGTTATGATAATATACAATTTGTATTTTGTGACGGACGTGAAGACGCACGTAATAAAACCGTTCATATATTAGAAATGGACGAAAGGGCTTTTAATATAGATTTACAATATTATTTTGATACGACATGGCACTCATTGTAGGAAATCAACAAAAATCTAAACCATTAGCTAACGTCAATCAAGAGTTGCTCGATTTAAAAGGTGACTTGACAGACGAAGAGGCAAGGATTAGTCTTGCTAAATTTCTAAGATATAATCTTGGCTTTACTACAGAATTATCTTTGGGTCTAACATTAGAAGCTTATCAAGAGTTAACACTTAACGCTTTTTTTAATAGAAATTATTGCATGTTAATATGGGGTCGTGGTGGCGCGAAAAGTTTTTGCGCCGCTATTTATTGTATTCTTAAATGCATGCTAGAACCTGGAACTAAAATACTTATTGCGTCTATTAACTTTCGTACGAGTCGCCGCGTTTTCAATGAAATCGAAAAATTTCTAATGTCTCCAGAGGCAGCTCTCGCGCGACAGTGTTTTGGTTTGAAAAGCAAGCGTAATGACCAGTACGAATGGCAAATCAATGGGGGGAGCATCACTGCCATCCCGCTAACTGGAGAAAAAATTCGTGGTATCCGCGCTAACGTACTTATTCTGGATGAGTTTTTACTATTACCTCCAGATATTATTGATAATGTTCTTATACCCTTCCTAAGTTCCCCAAGAGATGTCGGTGAACGTATTCGTATTAGAAAATTAGAAGATGAGTTGCTTAAAAAAGGATTATTACATCCTGATAATAGACATATATTTGAAAATACATCTCAAATGTTATGTTTGAGTTCGGCCAGTTATACTTTTGAGCATTTATTTCGCGTGCATCAACAGTGGTCTAGTTTAATAGAGACTCCAGAGGAGCAGGGGTCAAAAGAGGGTGAGCTTCCAGGAACATATTTTATTTCACAATTAAGTTATGAAGCGTTACCGCCACATATGGTAGATCAAGGCGCGATTCAGGTAGCTCAAAGTGGGGGGAGTTCTCATCACTCATTTCTTCGTGAATATTGCGCACGTTTTATTGACGGTGGAGACAGCTACTTCTCCCCCAAAAAGATGCACGTATGTACTATCCCAGACGGCGAATATCCCACTACAAAAGTAGTCGGAGACAGTGATAAGAAATATATATTATCAATCGATCCGAACTTTAGCTCCTCTAAAACTGCTGACTATTTTGCAATGAGTGTTATAGAGCTAGATGAAGAAAAAAAACAAGGAGTTCTTGTTCATGGCTATCAGGCAGCTGGATCTTCGCTACAAGATCATATCAAGTATTTTTATTATTTATATAAAAACTTTAATATTAATTTAATTGTAATCGACCATGCTGGTGCAGATACTTTTATAGACGCAGTCAATAATTCTGAATACATGAAAGGTATTAATCGTAAAATTGGTTTCATAGACTTTGATTCTGATAAAGAAAACGAAGATTATACTGGAATGGTAAAAGATTGCGCGCGTCAATATAATAAAGATTTTGGTAATATTTGTGTCAAACAATTTTTCACTTCGGCATTTTTAGGTAGAGCTAACTCCTATCTTCAAACCTGTATTGACCATAAAAAGATTTGGTTTTCCTCGCGCGCAAGCAATCATCCAGATATTGTTGAGAACATATTCTCAATGAATCTTCCAATGGAGTATATTTATCCCAGAGGTATCGGTGAAAAAGCCGATAACGAGTACGAAACAAAAAAATTAACAGTAAGAGAGTTTATAGAACAGCAGGATTTTATTATACAAGATACCAAAGATCAGTGCGCAAACGTAGAGGTAAGTACCACTTCTAGAGGCACTCAAAGTTTTGATTTACCGTCCCATTTAAGAAAATCAACTAGCATTAATAGAGCTAGAAAAGATAATTATACTACTCTTATGTTAGGGAACTGGGGCGTTAAAATTTATTTTGATTTAATGGCTCCAGAAAATTTTATTAAAAAAAATGTACAATTCGTTGCTGAACTTATCTAATAAATAAGATTTTGGTGTAATAAACTATTATAATAAATTATGGCGAGCACTAAAAACGTAAAATTCCCAGAGCCAGAGATGATTGAAGGTTCGGTAAAATATAATAATTCTATTGAATTAAAAGCTAGTCGTGGAGACTCTACTTCTTCTGTTAGAAGGAATCGTTCCTCAACTATTTCTAGAACTGATAAGTATTCTAATATTGAGGGCGGCGTAATCCCATTTACATATGGTGGCGGACATGGTAGATATAACTCTAACATTAGTATTCGTGATACTATTATTCTTTGTCAAAAAGCCTATTATAATTTTTCAATTTTTAGAAATACTATAGATCTAATGACAGAATTTAGCTGTTCACCTATTTATTTTACAGGTGGAAACGAACAGTCTCGTAAGTTTTTCCAAGCATGGGGGGATAGAGTTAATCTTTGGAAATTACAGGATATGTTCTTTCGTGAATTTTATAGGAGTGGTAACGTATTTTTATATAAATTAAACGCGGCATTTACAAAACAAGATATGCGCGTAATTTCAGATTTAATTACGACAGAGGCGCGCGCGGGCGAGGTTCCTATTCGCTATATAATTTTAAATCCTGCTGACATTCAAGCTATTGGATCAGCATCTTTTATTAGTCCGAAATATATTAAAATATTAAATGATTTTGAAATGCAGGTTTTAACCAACCCTAGCTCTGAAGAAGATAAGGCGTTGTCAATGCGCGTGAAAAATATTAAGGATCTACAGGATAAAACTAATATTAGCATGACTAATCAGTATATGGTTTTTGAATTAGAGCCAGAGAGATTTATTCCAGTATTCTATAAAAAACAGGATTACGAGCCATTTGCTATTCCAATGGGCTTTCCAGTTCTGGAAGATATTAACTGGAAGCAAGAGTTAAAGAATATGGATATGGCTATTAGTCGTACGATCCAGCAAACCGTGCTCCTTGTCACAATGGGCAATGATGAAATTGGTATGCCCACAAAAGAACAGATCGCAACGCTTAGAAAAATTTTTGAAAATGAAAGTGTTGGTCGTATTCTTGTCACTGATTATACTACTAATATTAAATTTATTATTCCAGAGATCGGGCAGATTCTTGATCCTAGAAAATATGAAGTCGTAGACCGTGATATTCGCTATGGTCTTAATAACGTGCTTTTTGGTGAAGAAAAATACGCTAATACAAGCACTAAAATAGAAGTGTTCCTTTCGCGCTTAAAGCACGCGCGCGAGACTTTCATGAACGAATTTTTGATTCCAGAAATGAAAAAAATTAGCAAGGACTTGGGTTTCAAAAATATTCCAACGCCAAGATTTAAAGATGCT